AATTACATCAATAAATGACCAAAAATTTTGATCTTTCGTTTCATCGTCAACGGCATTCTTAGTATCTTTTTTCATCTTATCAACATATCTGGAAACATAAGCTCTTTCACTATCAGAAAGTAGTTTAAGATTTTCTTCTAAAGGATCTTTCTTTGTAAAAAGACTTTTTACAAAATCAAAAGCTTTCTTAATAGCTGCCGGGATATCTTCCGTGATGGCTTTGTAAATTATTGCTCCGAAATTATTAACAGCTGTTTGAACTTCACCAACAGGAGTTGCTCCTGTAAATATAGAAGAAACACCTGCAAAAACATCTTTTGCAGTAGTTGAAATTTCGGTCCAAGCCTTTTTAAACCATTCTGGAACTTTTTCAACGAGGAAAGTTTTAATAGTTGTTCCGGCATTATTCGCCATCTGTGTTAACTCAGAAGCATCTTCGCCAACGGGTTCTCCTGAAAAAGCAGAAGAAATACCTTTATAGATGTCACTTCCAAGATTAGAAATGGCCGTCCAAGCTTCACTAATAAATCCAGGAATTGTAATGATAAACAGATTTTTAATCCTTTCGCCGATTCCTTTTATAGATTTTAATAAAGCAGGTTCTTCAGAAGATTCGCCTTTCTCAGCAGAATCGGCCATACCTTCAACAACATCTTTAAATGATTTTTCAGTTGTCTCGCTTGTTTCCTTCTGAACATTAGCATCAGCTATATGATTCGTAAATCCACTAATAAGTTTATCAATCTCAGCAATAGCAACATCAATTCCCTGAGCAATCCATACCGGCAATTTTTGCCAAATATTAGATATGGTTTGTCCAAGATTTTCAACAAACTTCTGCCATGCTGATAATTCAGGCTTTTTAGGAGCCGCGCCACTAATAGCATCCACTTCGCTTACTGCTTCTTCAGAACTTTCTTCTGCCCCGCCAATAATCTTGCTATACAGTTTATTCCAAATATCATCAAAAACGGTTGTTGCATTATTAATGAAGTCTAATATTCTCGCAGGTAAAGTTACAGTAATAAAAGTCCCGATTGCTTCTCCAAAACTCATTATCGCATTTCCGACAGGACCTTTATCAGCCGTTTCTTTATCTTCTTTTTTGAATAGATTAGCAATTGTTGTTGGGATATTAGCAAGAGTCTCACTAAGCCAATTTAATCCTTCAACAGCCTTTTCTCGAATCCAATTGATACCTTCTGCAATTTTTTCAGAAAACCAATTCATATTATTATCAATATCATCGGTTCCTGTAAAAATTCTAGCAATTTGATTAAGAATCTCTCTACCAATTCCCGCAATTGTATTTAGAATGCTACCAAGATCAATTCCTAAGAATGGTTTCGCAATAGCGTCTGTAACATCTTTCCCTGTAACTTCTTTATTATCTTCTTTACCAAAGATAGAACTTACAATCAAAGAAAGAATATCTCCAACATCTTTAATTCCGTTCTTTATGTACTCTGGAATATTTGTAATAAATTTCTTAATTTCTTTAATAACCCCATCAAGCCATTTACTAAAACCGGTCTTATATCTAACGGTTATATCTTTATACTTAAGACCGCCTTTACCATCTGCAACGGAAATCGTTTGCCTGACCTTTTTGCCAAATAAAAATTCATCTAACGTTTTATACAAATTTGTGGCGAAGTTACCAATACTATAAAAAGCTTTACGAATTTTATTCGGAAGATCTTCAAACCAACTTGAAATGGAGGCCTTTGTGCTATTAATAAAATCTTCAAATCTGGATGTAATCTCTTCTTTGCCTGCCCAATTTTTTTCAGACTTTTTATTATCGCCGGATTTCTTATAATTCTCATTATCTTTATTAAACCAATAATCAAATACTTCATTGATCCAATTTGTAACTGTCCCGACACCGTCGATAATTCTCTTAGGAATACTGCTAAAGAATTCTCGGATATCAGCAATTGCCTTATTGATCCATTCTCCAAGAGGCGTAAGAATTGTTTTTGTTTCAAGCTGACTACCATTGTATTTGGTTTCGTCTTTAAAGAATAATTTTCTTAAAGTGTCATAAACGTTAGCTCCAAACTGCATAACACGATTCGGTATACTTTTTATAAAGTTGCCAACGTCAACGATCGCCTGATTAACCCATTTCTTAGCATCTTGTACAAACTGATTTGTGTTGAAGAAGTTAATCAAACCCGAAAAAATTCCACCATTTTGATTTTCTGCCTTCTTCTCACTCTCATCAGTTAACCCGAGAAGATTCCTGATATCATTAATCAGCGATCCGAAAAATTCTTTAACAGCACCAAGACCAGATTTACAAGCTTCTTTAATGCCTTCAAAATCATTCTTGATCCTGCCAAGAACTCCTTCACCATCTTGTAATTTCTGAGCGGAATTACCAGTAAATAATTCCATCAAGATGCCAACAAGATCTGAAACAAAAGCAACATTAGCACCGAAAGTATCGACAGCCATTGAAACAAAGAACGCGGCAATGTCTCCAAGAAAACCAACAACTTTTTCAAGAACGTTTGACACCGGTTCCAATACAGTCTGTAAATTGACAATAGTATCGTCAATACCAATCATGCTGTCAAATAACGTTCCTAAAGGTGTTATCATTTTTCCAAACGCAGAAATTACAGATCCGGCAACTCTAGAAACAATTCCAAATACTTTTGCTAAATTGCCTAAAATAGATCTGATTTTTTCAATCCTTGTAGGACCGTTTTCAAACATTGGGCTATTCATCCATTCACGAAAACTTGAAATGGACTCTTTTACCCTAATAGAAAAATCACGTAACGAGTAAGTGGCGTTTAATAAACGTTCACCAAAAGTATCTGTTCCAGGGAGAATATCTTCAAATGTCTGAATAAGAAGACCTAGCGAATCTGTAATATTAAGAATCGTCTGTCTAAATAACTCTCCACCGGTGCCTTTCCCTTCGGCGTTTAAAACATTCCAAGTTTCTAAAACTTCGTTTCGCCATTCACCAATTCGATAAATGGATTCGGCTAAATCTCCTTCTGTTAATTTTGTAAAGAAATCAACTGCTTCATCCAATTTGCCGAATAAATTTTCAAACGTTGTACTCCATCCAGTTGAGACAACGTCTTTAAGTGTATTAATAACATCTGTAAAACTTCTTGCTTCACGAGCTGCTAAATAAGCATCTACAGCAATCTGACCAAAGTCTTTCTTTGCTTCTTCAATTGCTTTTTCACGATCCACTTCGCCTTTTGAATTGGTCCATTTTTTCTTATACTCACGGAATTCTTTTTCGTCGAAATAAAACTTTTTACCGAATAATACATTCATCGCTCTATTATTCATATAGTCATATTTCAACATATCAGTGGCGTTTTGAATCGTTACTTTTTTACCAGCTTTTACTTTTTTATCAGTCGTATTGATTGTCTGATAAATTCCATCACTTAATTTCTTTAAAGTCCCGGCTTCAACTGCCGCTTCAAGCATATTTTCTTTGAACTTCTCGGTAGTCATGTTAAGAAGTTCCAAACTCTTATAATCTGTATAATTTAAACTTCCCTTAGCATATGCCTGAGATAAATTATAGAAAGCCCGTTGTGCTTCAGTGGCATTTACACCGGCATTAGCACAAGCGTTAGCAATACCTTCAACACTTTTTGTAGCTGTGTCCAAATCGACACCAGCAGCTCTCATTTTACTAAGAGCGTCAGTCATCTGACTTAATGAATACGAAGTTTGATCTGAATACTCTCTTAACTTATCTATCGCAACATAAGCAGAACTTTGAGATTCACCAGCGGCCATCATTATACGAACAGAGGTTAACATCTGCTCATATTTTGCCATGCCAGCTGTCACTTGATCAGAACTAATGCTTCTAATGAACCCGGTTACACTTTGCTCCATCCTGAGGAAAACACCGGCAACTTCATCAGCAAGTCCGCCAAGTATTCTCTGCTTAATCATTCCAATAAAAGTAGTAAACCGATCAGTTAACTTTTCAAGGGATTTGCTCATCGAGTCTGTGGAGGCTTCTGTCTTCTCTGCCAGCTCTTTGACGCCTTTCGTAGCATCTTTCAAATCAAGACTTTTCTTTAATTCATCGAGCTTTTTAAGTGTTTTATTTACGCCTTTTTCAAAATCTGAGGCGTCAAATTTTGCAGCTACGATCCGCTCGTCAATATTAGTCGCCATGCCGCTTTACCTCCTCCCATGCTTCTTTAGCCATCCCTTGGAAAACTTTTTCGATGGCTGGGTTAATATAGTCAACCCCTTTAACGAATCCACCATTTCTTGTAGCATGACCATATTGTAAAAGAATTGCTACATTAGCCCAGTCATCGACTACGTTTGTGTTTGACCAAACAATCTGATAATTGCCGCGTTCATCTTTTATAATTTCATACATCCAACTATCAGCAGTTTTCCCGGTATCTTTCGGAGTTGCTTCTTTTAAAGCTTCGACTCCGCGTCTTCCGTATTTTTCAAGAATTGGACGAACTAAAGGGCTTATATGGAGAGATTTCACAAGGAATCTTTCAAGATTATTAAAGCCTCCCTTGTGTTCGAAATTGATTTTCATTTCTGTCCCTCCAATTATTAGTTCAATCCCATGGCCTTCCTTCTAGAATTATTCAAGGCATTATTCATTGCATAGATTTCTTGTTTGCTCATCTGCTGAGGATTACCCTTAGCATTACAAACTTTAATCAACGTGAGTAATCTATTGAGACGCCATTTTTCACATTCGAAAGGAATTCCGTTACTAATCATCCAGTAATAAATTAATTCAGAAGTAGGCGTTTCGTTTTTTCCACTTCTGCTCTTTCTTAAATCTACTACTGTTGTTGCTGTAGCGGGATCCAAAATATATGCTTCTATCTTCTTGACATTCTCATGTCCAAGCAAAGAATAAGCTTCGTCCGGAACATCCTGATTAATTGTCATACAACGAATATAATCAAGAAATTCCGCCGGGGTCTTTTCTTTATCTGTCAAGAAAGGTTTTTTCCATTTTTCTTCCCATTTTGAAATGGAGATAAGAGAATGCTCCAATTTCAATGTACAAGCCTTGCAGGAAAGAAATTCGCTAGTACTCTGATCAAAAAATTCCTGTTCTGGAAGTTTGATAATCAGCATTCTCTCATCCTCTCCCTATCAGGTTAAAAGATGCACATTACCGTCTTCTACAGGTTTCTCAGCATCCTTCTTATCAATGGGTGTAAGAGCTCCATCGTCTCCGCGCATATCCTCAGGAATTAGAGCGTTAATAAACGCAGCAGCCTTCTTCGAATCGGACAGAAGCTCCATATACAGAACGTTGTACGCTTCGGTCTGAGTGAACGCGATAGACAGTTCTTCGCTCTTAAAGAACCGACGACCGTCCGGAGATTTTTCACCATATGCCTTCAGAATAATTGTCTTGAAAGACTTCATAATCTTAGGAATATCCTGTTTCTCCATCATGTTTTCCAGAAGCTGACGGAAACCTCCAGTCACTTCCGTTTCCATTTCAATCAGTTCGGTTTTAGTAAGGTTGAAATAAAAGTTTTCCTGGCGCTCAACGCCATTATAATCGGTATATTTAATCAGTTTCTTTAACATATTGGTTTCCTTCCTTTCTCTTTAAGACCATAAAAAATAGTAATTGGAAATAAGGAGAGCACCTCCGTGCTCAGAAGTGCTCTCCTATAAAACCAGATTAAGCAGCCATAGCAGTCAGGACTTCATCGGGAGTCGGCAGACTGGGAGTCAGAGCAGTCTGACCATCGCCAGCATCACGACCATAAATAGTGTCCAGCAGAGCAGCCAGCTTAGTAGCATTCGCCTTTGTGCTATCAATCGTGATTTCGCAAGTGGGCTTAAAGCCGGTTACAGCCACAGGAGTGCTGTTGGCTTCCCAGCTGAAGCTGATAGCATCGGGGTTCTCATTGATCGTGGTATATCCACGGCCAGACGGAGAAGCGGTGCTGTTATAGATGATGTGGAGCTTAAAGCCCTTATCCATACCAGGATGCTCAGCGTCACCAATCTGGGACTTGTAAACCAGACCAAAAGCCTTACGACTCTGCTGTCCCAGGAACACGCCATCTTCGGCTTCCTGGCTACCATCGCATTCAGCCCATTCGGGCGGATAAGTATAAGCTTCAATCGTAAAGCCAAACTTTTCAGCAGCCCGCATCGAAGCATACTTAATGTTATCCGCGTACAGGTCGGTAACATCAGCGCCACTGGGATTCTCATTAATGGCTGTTACACCGTTCCAAGCAACACCGGTTTCGTATCCGTTGGTGCCAAGCTGGAAAAGAGCAACTTCACTTACACCGGATTCGATTTCCCGCTGTCCGATGCCATGCCAAGTCATTTTACTCATAGGATTGTACCTCCGTTAAAAATAGATATCATACGCATGATGAAATAAACCATCTGACGTATAATTACGATTCAAATGGCAATACTCTAACTCTTCAAGAGTATCGGGCATTGAATCATCTGCGTCTTGGGTGATGTACGTCAATCCATATCGTTTTAAACCGATATAGGTTTTGTTATCAGCTTTTCGCTGAGCATAACCTTCGAATTTATAAACAATACATGGATATTTCAATTTGAAGGATTCTGGAGGATCGAAAAAGACATTGCTCGTTCCGAGGGTCGCTCTAAGAATCCTATCAAGTTCAACTCGAGACCGGGCCATTATACAATCCTCCAATCGTGAGGATTAGGCGGGGTCTCTGGATCTCAATATTAGTGATGGTCCAGAGATCGCCACGCCATCTCACATATTTCATTGCGCCCATATTCTCATTTGCATAAGAATCAGCGACAATGCTGATGATGTTGTTAATGACCAGATTATCGTTTGTCCCGTTACCATTTTGATCCCAGCGACGATTATTCCTCATTACGTCTCCATAATAAGTGCGTTCAGATGTCTCTTCACGCCATACGCTTGGATGGTTGATCGGATCGTATTCTACAGTTTTTACAAATCCGACGGTTCCATGAAATCGGGCCATTCAAATCACCTCAATTAGGTTCCTTCAGTGTCATCGCTATCGCTGCTGCTATCACTGTTGGTGGTTTCTTCCGGCTGCGGATATACGGAACCGCCACGCTTCGCCCAGGGCTTCGGCTTCATAGAGGGTTCAATCTCCAGGAAGGAAGGAGTCGTATGAGCAGCTTCGATAACCAGAGCAGAGAACGGCTTCACCAGAGCACCGCTGCAACGGGTTTCGATCAGATATTTCTGCTGGTTGTAATCGATATCGAAGTCATCGAACATATTCACGCTGCCACCCTTATCAGCACCAACGTTATAGTCCTTCAGGTTGACAATGATGCCCAGCAGATCATATTCGGTCGTGGTAGAACCGACAGTCTCGCTACGGGTACCGGCCTGTTCAAACACAGGAACCGTGATGATATCATTTACGCGCAGAGCAGTCGCCAGAGCCTGCTTGGTCGGATACAGGAAATGTCCAATACCGTCTTCAAGCAGCAGCATTTCAGTCAGAACAGACTCAGTCGTGTAGAAGTTCGGGTTGCCAGAACCACGATACTGCGCACGCGCCTTGATGATCTTCTTGATCAGGCTCTTCGCATGGGCAACACCGGTTTCAGCGGTCACCTGGACCTTGATGGAGAACAGATCATCATCCTTCCAGATGGAACGGATATGGCTGTCCTGGATCTTGTCATCGGAAGAAGGATTACGGCCATCACCGATCAGGATCGCACGAGCGATTTCCTCATCCAGCATCATCCGCATTTCGCCCTTAATCCAAGCGACAACATCGAAGTCGGTGATGTCGATAACATCATCACGATCCAGCTTCTGCTTTTTGTAAATGGTCTGAGGATCAGTCGTCCGCTTGAGCAGCGTGAAGACTTCTTCCTTCTTCCGGTTACCCTTGATATAACCCAGCGCACGAGCTTCGTCTTCAGTGATGTCGGCGAACATGCTCTTAATGCGGCTGAAAGGAGTATGATGCACAGCGGCCATAACTCCGGATACCCAGCCCGTGTCCCGCTTAATGAACTCGGGCGGATTATTTAAATTTTTGTATTCGGGGAACAGCCAATCGATCTGGTCAATACCATATTCAGCGGTATGAGCCAGAACCGAATCACGCAGGCTGCCGCTCTTCTTAGCATCGTTGAAAATCGCTTCGGTTTCCGCATGAGAAAGAGTGTTACCCTGGGCGACATTCGCATCGCCTTCGAAAACATTACGCTTCATTGTGTTACCTCCAAACATAGACTGAGCAAGAGCTTCGTCGTATTCTTCATCGTCTTCGTACTCTTCCTCATCATCTTCATAATCTTCAGGATCAAAGTCGCCATCTTCGTCATCGTCTTCGTCGTCTTCATCCTCGAAATCTTCGTCTTCTTCGTCGTAGATTTCTTCAGAGTCTTCGTCAAGATCTTCGGAATCGTCTTCGTCATCGATTTCTTCCATGACATCAATCTGACCCTGTTCATAAGCAGCCTGTACAGCAGCACGCTGCTCGTCAGTCATACCCGCAAGGATCTCTTCAAAATCCATAGGTTCATCCTCCTCGTCAGATTCACCGTGAGAGAGCTCAACAATACTTCCTTCGCCAGGATAAATCAGAGCTTCTTCGTCATCGGTGTCATAAGTTCCATCACTGTGAGCAAATGTAAGATTCTCAATACGAGCCATCTTATTTGCCCCAGTAAGCACAATGCTCACTTCACGAATCTGACCGTGGACAACATCTCCGCCATGCTGTACAAGCTGATTAGCATAAATACTCAGGGCATCAAGGTCACCATTGCCAAGTGATTCTTTAGTGGCCTGTGCCTTAGGATTCCGGTTGAACCAACCATAACAATAAACGCCTTCATCGCGATTTTCGAGAAGACAATGACCTAAGACGTTTTCCGGATCGTTATGCTGATGCTGAAAAACAAGCGGTACTGTTTCTCCGTCGTTTTCAATAAAAGCATTCCTCCGAATAGTTCGTCCGTCGGTGCATTTAACATTGTTTACGGTCGCCCAACCTGCAAAATCATACGGTCGATTTTGATTAGGCATAAGCTACCTCCTGTGATTAAGCCGAAGAGCGCCTAGGAACAGCTTCTTCTGGTCGTTTTTTACCATTTTGACTGTTATACTCTTCTGCTAGATCAACTATTTCATTGTCGGACAGTCCTTTCAGATCGTCCTCATTGAGACCGGCATTTAATAAGGTTTGCCTTGCCTCGTTTAATTCATCAGGATCAACTGGTTCTTCTTCGGAAGGATCTCCGGAATCCATTTCCTGCGGCATATTCGGGTTACGCAATTCATCCGCCTTAGGATCATCGGCAGGCGGAAGTCCAAGCTTAGCACGAACTTCGTTAGCCGTCATGATTTCATTACGGATAAACTTATCGCCCAGATCAGCCATCTTATCAGCAGGCACCAGTTTGAAATGATCCTGGAAGTACATGATGGATTGACCCTGAGACCTTGCCGTTTTGGTCAAGAACTTACGGATCATCTCATCACAAATAGCATTAAGAATCGTTTCAATCGTTCCACTATAATAACGCAGCATGGTTTTTTCATCGGCAGTTCCATAGAACACTTCCATAGGAATACCAAGCTGGCCATATAAGAACTCTGTAAACCATTCAACCTGCTCTTTGAAATTATTTTCGACGGCGCGATTTAACTGCGTAACCTTTTCTGTTGCGTCCGCATATGCGACACCATACTTAGATTTCGAAAGCTGTTCTTCAAGCTTTTTACGCCGCCGCTCCGCTTCGATCATTCTCTGTTCTGTACGGATTGTATAAGGAAGCTGAACAATAATATCCAGTTTACCAGAACTATTATTTTCATCCGTAAGATCCAGAAGATTCAGTTTACGGATAACACGTTGAAGTGTCGAGTTTGGCTCGTTCATTACACTGTAAAAAGGATTCTCGATGATTGCACACATCTTCTTAGGAACAATAATTTCTTCCTTAATCCCTTTTTGCTCATTGAACAGGAGCACTTTAACATCATCCGGATACCACTGAGTGATTTTACCGGTACGCATGCTAAGGATATCAAAGCCTCCGGTTTGTTTAGGACTTACATCCGTATCTACCGGAACAACGGCTACGCATCCTTCATCAAACATCGAAACAACAACGTCTCGAATGAAATCTCTAGCGGTTTGATCTGTATTAGCAGATATCGATAGACAATCATTCAAAGGAGATTTGATAATGTCGATCAGTCGGCCTTTAGCATCAGTACGAACATGCCGAATATTAATATTGGCTACGTCGATAGCTATACGCGTGTATGCCGCTGTGACGATTGACCGTTCATTTCCTCGTGTCAACCGAACTCGATCGGGGCGATTGGCACTGCTATATCCGACGGTCAGCGGATTCATACCCTGAAAAGGATCTGATTTGTTTCTAAAGGCATTCCACGCATGTGCAAGCCTCTGACCTAATGAGGGCATCCAATCACCTCATTTTGAAATTATTTGCGTTTTTTGGAATGACGGGGTTTTGTGGCATATTTTG